GTTAGCAGCCTTAACCTGCTTGGTGTGGGCCATGCTGCGAGCAAGCGCCTTTGTGTAACGAGCGCCAAGGCGGTCATCCAAAGTATCTTCTACAGCTTCTTCAGTTAACGCAAAACCTAGCGCAACAGTTTCATGCGTGTAACGCGCCGTAAAACCTTCAGGGGCTTGATCATACTCAACACCCTGACCTTCTGTTTTAACGGTTGCATTACCAAAGCCTACGATCAAGACCTCTTCTTCAAACGCTCGGTCTGAAGATTCGGTTTCAAAGATCTCGGCATGCTCGTTTTCATAACGAGCGTATTCCATGCCAAATAAAGCGTTGAGTCCAGGCTCTAGCTCTTTGGCTAATTGTGCTCTTGAAATAGCCATTAGTTAGCCTCCTATGCTAGTCCAGCGCCTTTCACGCCGAATATGTGGTTTTGGATAACAACAAGCACGTTAGTGTTTGCTGTCGCTACGTCTGAGTTTTCAGGGTCAGTAGAAATATCTATTGCCTTAACTGAAAGCGTGGTGGCTGTTCCACCATCGGTTACTTGCAGTTCAGCGCCTGAGATTCCTGTAACCGTACTTCCAGCTGACGTATAAACAATGTCAAAGTTTCCAAACAAGTCAGCTACTGGGAAAGCAGCATTGGCTTGAATCTCAAAGACAACCATAGGATCGTCAATGACAAAGGCCATAATGTCATCTGCCGCAGTATCTGCTGGGAAGTAATTACTAAAAACCTGTTTGCTGGTTGTTGGGTCAGTGTATGTGCATCCGTTGAAAACTCCAACGATAGGCACAGTACCTGCATCAGCGTGAACCGCTATGCCACCGCCGGTAACCTGCGCAACCATATCCCCTTGGAATATGTTTGTATTGTAAGCGTTCGCTATGCGATATCGGCTTTGTCCTCCAGTGTAGGGCGCTCCCCCTACCATCCTGGCTGGACGCATGCCAAACGCAGCGTCTTGATTCGCCATGTTCGTATCTCCTTTTAAAACACAATCAAAATAAGGCTACTATTTGTTGCCTCTACCAAAAGAAACCTGCGTTTTTCTATCCCTAGAGATAGGCATTGCAGGGTTTTCTTCTCTCATCAAATCATTATCAACAGCATGCATCTGTTGTTCTGTTTGACGTTCAAAATGAGCGTTCCTCTCATCTGCTGTTTCCAATGGGATCTTACAAAGGATCAAACCACCAACACCAACTGTTCCTGCATGCTTGCCATCATCGATGGTTGGCAGGTCATAGCCTTGAACTTCTTCAGGCTTCACCGGCTCAAATCCTTCTCGAAGGCGCATGTGGACATTGGTCTTGTCATCCTCTCCTCTGATGTGAGTCCTTATCCACCTGTATTTCATCCCAGGAGGAGCATCGGGAGTTTCCAGCACTTGAGGCGGTGACCATGGTTTTCTTGCAGCCTTAGTAGACCGTGAAGAAGCATCTCTTGATGTTCTGTTTGAACCCTTACTTGTTTCTTCGCTCATGATCTTTGTAACCTCATTTTCTGTTTTGCGTATTCCTTGAATGGTACTCCAAGCTTTCTAGCTAATTGCTGTTCGCTCGGACTCAATTCAATCCTACGATTATTTTGATTGCGTCCAGTTCCTGTCGTGCGCGTACCGGAAACCACCGTCTGGACGGGCTGGCTGTTTCCTGCGTTAGCAAACTTATGCGGCAATTCCTGCCTCATAAGGTTATCGATTTGACTATAGTATTCATCAGATTCAGAGTCAATTCCCTTAGATACTAAATCCTCATGAATTGCAAATGCAACATTAGTCATAACTTTGTCTGTTCCAAACCATTCGTTTTCCTCTGCCCACTCTTGAGACTTAACAGAAGGCTCCTGGTACACAGGCTCTTGTTGGATTTGTTGTTGAGGTGCTGATAACTCATATTCTCTTTGAGCTTGTTGCTCTTCTGACCAGTTTTTATACTGGACTTTGTAGTCATCATACTCTTGCTTGTATCGATTCAATGCACTCCGATCCGCTTCAGCCTGGGCCAACATCTGTTGTGCTTCAGCCATGGTATCGGCATCGCCAGATTCATAAGCAGTCTTTAATGCTTTCTTGGCAGCATTAGCTTGAGTCTCAACTCTGTTTTCAAACTCATCTTTATAACCTTCCTGAAGCTTCATGTTCTGTTCAGTTGATTGAGTTTGAGATTGGAGCAGCTGTCCAGAGAGTTGATTGTTTTTATCTTGCAGTTCTTTTGCGTACTGCAAAGCCTGCAACTCTCTACGCTGATACTCTTTAGCTTGAGCTACCGCTTTGTTAATTCTTTTTTGAGCGCCCCTAGTACGTTTTTCAGTATCAGAAATCTCTTCTCCACCAGCCTCTTCTTCGGCTGGAGTCTCAAAGTCTTCTTTAACAGAGTCATTAGTAATCGGGGAAATAGAATCAGCTTCTTCTTCAGAGAGCTCAACAAAAGTTGATTCTTCCTGAACGTCTTCCTCAACCCTTCTCTCTTGTGGAAGCGCAGCTTTTTCTACGTTATCGTCATCTAGCTTTGATAAAGCTTCGGTCAGTGTTTCTTCAGCCATTTTTTCACCTATGCAGATTTAATATCATCGGGGTCAAGAATCGTACCAATCACCTCATCATCATTAATGATGCGAACCTCATGATCATCTTCTAAAGCAAATCGAGCGCCTGAGTATCTTCCAATAAGAACCCAGTCTTTCTCCTTGCACCATGGAATGCCACCAAACTTGGAATCATCCTGATAAGCCAACGGGCCTACCTTAAGGACTAAACACACAGATGTAGCCAAATTCTCTTTATCTACAGTAGATTCAAGAAGCTGGATACCGCCATCTGTTACTCCTTTACCCTTGTAAGGCAAGACTAAGAGTCTCCACCCAGAGGGTTCTGGCATTCTTTCAATTAATGATTTATCTAACACGGCTGGGTCTAAGACCCTGTTTTCTTCGCTCACATATGCGTCTGCTATAGACGGTGTTGCGATAGTGTCCACTTGGGGTTCACTCATCGATATCTCCTTCAATATGCAATGCTTCTCTCAAGTCTTCTCGTAGGGTGCGAAGCATCGATAACTCACCCATAACGAATTTGTATTCCTCCATATCTTTTACGCCACCAGAGGCAAGATACTCCATATGCCCTTTTTCGTATTGTTTAAACTTCTTATTGATGTAAGAAGCTAAGGAAACTGCATCCATTTACCTAATGATTTCTTTATCTGGATCAGGCGGTGGCTTTGAATAGGTTGTTGGCGAAGCCAGCCCAGCGTAGTTCATTAATGGCGCTGTAGGCATTGGTTGTCCATAACCACCAAACTGTGTTTGTTTATTACCAAGCAGTGGATTGTCATACGTTAAATATCCACCACCTTGTATGTTTGCACCAGGAGTCATTCTTGCCCTAGCATCAGCAACCTGTTGTTTTTGATAGCTTACATCCTTTGGATCAAATGATGCGCCTAATATGTTTCTCGGAACGTAATCTTTAAAGGGATCTGGTGGTGGAGGAGCTTGTATTGGTTGAGTCTCCACAGGCTGAGTATCTACAGGCTGAGTATCTACAGGACTAGGAGCGGGTGCTGTAAAAGTATCCCTTGATGGCTTGCTTGCTTCCCATATAGCTAAATCTTCTTTATATTGTTGGTGTGCTTGTCTATACGCTGGACCACCGCCTATTCTCCTAGCAGGTCTTACTGTTGGGGGTTCTGGTTTGCTTTCTAACCAATCAATATAACTTGACTCATAAGACCCAGTAGGGGTTGGTACTGTTGGTGTTTCCTCAGATGTGCTTGTTCCAGTTATCTCTCTAGAACTAAGGATATCAAATGCATCATCGTCCATTAAATATATAATCGAACCGTCTGCTCTTTTTCCAAGAGGCGGGTTTATTCCTCGGTTTCCTGACGTTGGAAGTTCAAGATTTTTAATTTCAAAAGGCATGCGAATATCAAGCGGCGCTCCATCTGCAACACTGGTAGGGCGATCAACAGCTTTTGGCAATTGAATCGGCCCGACACCAGGTATATTAATTATTTCAGGGATTTCCACTGGCGCATCAGGCTTAGAACTTTCCCCCTTACCAAACATTTTATTAAATGAACCAGGGCCAGTTATTCTTTCGCCTAATTGAGTGCCACCTATTCCAATTCCACCAGGGGATCCCCCGCTTATTACAGGCGAATCAATAGGTCTTGCCTTATTGAGCGGAGGTTTTGGTGTTGGTCTAGGCTTAGGTTTTGGTCTTACCTTATTAACCGGAGGCTTAGGCTTTGGTCTAGGTCTAGGAATAGCTAAACCTACCCCTGGTATATTGATTTCACTCATAGGCGCAGAAATCTTTCTTGGCTTCGCCGTTATTTTCTTTTTTTGTTTAGGCGATACCTTGGTTTTGCGATTTACAGTCTTTCTCTTTGGCGCTCTTCCAAGAACCTCATCAATATCAATGCCTTCTAATCCAGGTATTCTAATATTCATTGTTAATATCCACCAAAGGCGTTGTTAGGATTAAATTGATTTGACATTCTTTGCGTCTGCATCATGGATGCTGGGCCTCTGGTACTTATTTGTTGCTGCGGCTGGTATTGCCCATATTGCTGCTGTTGTGGCATAAATGGAGATGGCCCTCCGAAGCCACCACCCATGCCTCGCCCACCACCACCTTGAAACTGTTGGAACATCTGCATCATGGTTTGCATGAACTGCATGAATTGACCCATGCCTTGGCCCATGCCTTGACCGCCCATCTGTCCACCAAATCCACCACCTATTTGAGGAGGAGCAGAATATGGGTTGGGTCTTGAAGATGGCGGCGCTTTGATCCCCATTCCAAAGTCTCCACGTTGAAGTTGGCCAGCGATTATTTGACCGCCTAAAGAGCCAGAAGGGTTTCCCATGCTAGGT